ACCGTGTTAAAACCCGCTCAACTGCGAAAAGCGTTAACTGACGCGGTGCCGGTGCTGCAAACCAGCCCCGACACCCTGCGGATGTTTGTGGATAACGGGCGTATTGTTTCCACGTTAGCCAGCTCGCTGTCGTTTGAATATCAGTATCAGACCGAGCTGCTGATCACCAACTTTGCCCAGGACTGCGATCTGATTATTGTGCCGATCCTGGCGTGGCTGCGTGAGAACCAGCCGGACATTATGGCGACACCGGAAAAGCAGCAGACCGGTTTTAAATTCAAGGCCGATATGCTCGATGATGGTTCCTACGATATCGCTATTGATGTGCAGCTCACCGAGCGCGTGATCGTGAAACAGATTGATGCCGGTCTGTATGTGGAGCATTTTCCGGAACCGCCGCTGCCGGAACCGGTGGAAAGGCCGCGTGAACTGTATCTGCACGGCGAGTTAGTGAGCCAGTGGAATGAGTGAACTGTCAGTCTTTGATACCCGCCTGGCGGGATTGATTGCCGCGCTGTCACCGCAAAGCCGGAAGGCGATGGCAGCGGCCATTGCGAAGCGTCTGCGCAAACATCAGCAGCAGCGCATTAAACAGCAGGTTACGCCTGAGGGGCAGCCGTTCACACCGCGCCGACCGCAGCCGCTGCGGGCAAAGAAAGGCCGTATTAAGCGGGAGATGTTCGCCAGACTACGCACCGCGAAATACATGAAAGCCAAAGGCACCACTGACGACGCGGTGGTGGAATTCACCGGACAGGTGCAACGGATGGCAAAAGTGCATCAGTACGGGCTGCGGGATCGCCCATCCGTCCGTGCAAAAGAAATGCAGTATCCGGCGCGCCCGCTGCTGGGAATGGACGCCGAAGACTTGAAAGTTGTGGAAGATGAATTGCTCATGCGTATTAGCTCAGGCTTCATCTAAAACATCTGCGGCACAGAGCTAAACCTGGTTTGACAGGCGACTCTGTGCCAGAAGCGGACATATTTACGGCACTATGTATTGACAAATAGCAGAACAAGTCACAACTGCTGGCCTACTTCCTATTAACTGATTTTTGCAGTAAAAGCAGAGTAACTAACAGCAGATATAACAAGAATGATGTCTGCTGACAGTATTATTCATCATGCTCAACAAGCGGTCCATTATATGCTGATGCAACTTCGAGAATTAATTTCATCAGTTTATCCGGATTAGCCCTACCTTTAATATCATTCTGCACATAACGATAAGTATAATGCCTAGCCTTGCTTTCTGGGTTCAGCAAATTTTTCAAACCCTCTGAGGTCATTTTTTTTAAATGATTTTTAATTGAATCTTCAACATGATTCTCACTAATTTCTATTTCAAACGGAAGGAGATCAAATACTTTACCATCAATAATTTCATCAACCACAGAAGCATGCCAGACAGTGCCGACCTGTGGGTCTGCTTTATCTGTCACTCCAATTCGGCCTACATAAATACCAGCATGGATAGCAGCAGGGTTATTTAGCTGATAGCGGACACTACCAATATTTACAATGCCTTGGGTGTTATAATAAAAAACTGAAGCACCCGACATTCCACTACTGGAGGCACTGTCAATAAGAAACTTCCTTTCTTCTTTCCAGTCAATTTTGGGATCTGAAGCTATAGTTGCTCTCTTCCAGATTGGATTGTAGTAATAATCCGTAATGTTATGCGGATAGCTAGGGATAAACACTTCTTCGGTTACATCTACAGCCGCCATCCATTTTTTTGTTAAGTCTTTGGGTGCCAGATAATCCTGGATGGCACGAATAGTGCTTTTTCCTGTCCCGTCACTCAATTGTATTGAAAAAGATTCTTTCTTACCTTCCGTGTAACCGGAGATGTTGTGTGTGGCAAAGGGATTAAATGGAATGGCAATAACATCTATCCTTGGCCAATTATCGGGATGAACATAAAATAAAGCATTATTTTCATCATAAAGCGGAATGACGACCCTCATATTTGTGACCCTGCCAAACATGTGCATCTTAAACGCTAAGATAATACTATCTGGTACTGCAGAGTTCTTTGTATCCAGAAACTCCAGCGTTTCGGTATGGCGGCCAGTAGCATTATGCCAAGCAGTAACGACATAGTATTTATCGTCTTTTTTATAAAAAACACCACTCCCTGTAGATAACATACGTTCACCGAAACACATTGTTAAGTGCACTATTGCTGAACTCAGGTCTGACATAAAATCTCCACTATTTTCACCAAAGGCCATCCAACGTAATGTAACATCCCAATGCATTCATGCACATATGATGTTTAAGTTCATTTTTCACATTACCAATACAACCTCAGCGAGCCATTCAATTTTGTGAATTTCTGTATTTAATCTTTTACTTTCCTAGACCTTTTCTATGCACGTAATCGAATGTCCGCCCCTCGCTCAAACCAGACTGTCAGATCAAATCTGAGCTAATACTCTTCAGTCAGTGATCCCCACGTTGTGCCAACTGCCATCAACCCGCCTCAAATTGTATGCCGCCTGACAGGGCGGCATTCTTTTATTCATGAATACATCCATTCCGAAACACGACATTCCGCGCCTGCTGCGCAATCTGATCCGCATTGGCACCGTTGCCGAGGTGGATTTAGTTGCGGGCACCTGTCGCGTGAACACCGGCGGCAACGTCACCGACTGGCTGCACTGGCTAACTTCCCGCGCGGGGCGTTCCCGTTCCTGGTGGGCACCGTCCGCCGGTGAACAGGTTCTGCTGTTCTGCCTGGGCGGCGAGCTGGACACCGCCTTTGTGATGCTCGGCGTTTTCTCTGATGAATTCCCCGCCCCGTCCGCCTCGGCGGATGCCGTACACGTCACTTTCCCTGACGGCGCGGTGATCGAGTACGAACCCAAAACCGGCGCGCTGCTGGCAACCGGCATTAAGTCTGCCACGGTGAACGCTACCGATAAGGTGGCGGTGACTGCCCCGCTGATTACCTGCACGGCGAAAACGCGCATCACGCTCGACACGCCGGAAGTGGTCTGCACTAACAAACTCACCACTGGCACTATCGACATTAAGCAGGGCGGCACCCTAACAGGCAATCTCACCCACACAGGCGGCAGCATCACGTCAAACGGCGTGATCGTTCACACCCACAAACACGGCGGCGTCCAGACGGGCGGCGGTCAAACTCAGGTGCCGTCATGAGTAACGCAAAATACATCGGCATGGCGCGCGAGTCTGGGCGCGGCGTCGAAGACCTGGCGCACATTCAGCAGTCGGTCAGCGACATTCTGCGTACGCCCGTCGGTTCCCGCGTCATGCGCCGTGATTATGGTTCACTGCTGTCTGAACTGACTGACCGCCCGCAGAATGCCGCTCTGCGCCTGCAAATCATGGCGGCCTGTTATAGCGCGATCCTCAAGTGGGAGCCACGCGTCAGCCTGACCGGCATCACCTTTGAAACAACCTACGACGGACAAGCCGTGGTGGAACTCACCGGCACCCGCAAAGACACGTCCGCCGCCATTTCCTTAACCCTACCCGTGAGCTAACCATGGCAACTATCGACCTGAGCCAGTTACCCGCCCCCGACGTGGTGGAGGTGCTGGATTACGAAATCCTCCTGGCGGAGCGTAAAGCCACGCTGGTGTCGCTTTACCCCGAAGACCAGCAAGCCGCCATCGCCCGCACATTGACCCTGGAGTCTGAACCGATTGTGAAGCTGCTGGAGGAGAACGCTTACCGCGAAGTGATCCTGCGTCAGCGGGTTAATGAAGCTGCGCAGGCGGTGATGCTGGCTTATGCCACCGGAACAGACCTGGACAATATCGCCGCCACGTTCAGCGTGCAACGCCTGACGATCACGCCTGCGGATACGGTCAGCGTGCCCGCCGTGGCGGCAGTAATGGAAAGCGATGCTGATTTGCGTATCCGTGCGCAGCAGGCGTTTGAAGGGCTGAGCGTGGCCGGTCCGATTGGTTCCTATGAGTATCACGGGCGCTCGGCTGATGGACGCGTGGCGGATATTTCGGTGATCAGTCCGTCGCCTGCCTGCGTGACGATTTCCGTGCTGGCACAGACCGGCAACGGCACCGCGCCCGCCGACCTGCTGGCGAAAGTGCAGGCCGCGCTCAATGATGAAAACGTGCGCCCCGTGGGTGACCGCGTGACCGTCCAGTCTGCCACCGTGGTCAGTTACACCATTGATGCCGTGCTGTATCTGTTCCCAGGTCCGGAAGCCGAACCCATCCGCGAAGCCGCCGAAGCCAAGCTTATCGCCTACACCACTGCGCAGCACCGTTTAGGCCGCGACATCCGGCTGTCCGCCATTTATGCCGCGCTGCACGTTGAAGGCGTGCAGCGGGTGGAGCTGAAAAGCCCCGCCGCTGACATCGAGCTGGATAAAACGCAGGCGTCATTCTGCACCGCTTACACCCTGAAAGTGGGCGGTTACGATGAGTGATCGCCTGCTGCCCGTCGGTTCCTCGGCGCTGGAAGTTGCCGCCGCCGACGCCTGCGCCGCGCTTGAAAACGTGCCGGTGCCGCTGCGGCAGCTTTGGGATCCGCTGGCCTGTCCGGCGAAGTTTTTGCCGTACCTGGCGTGGGCGCTGTCGGTTGACCGCTGGGATGAAAACTGGCCTGTCGCCACAAAGCGCCGCGTCATTCAGTCGGCATGGTTTATTCACTGCCACAAAGGAACCATCGGTGCCATCCGGCGCGTGGTGGAGCCGCTCGGCTACCTGATTAACGTGACCGAATGGTGGGAAACGAATGACGAGCCAGGCACGTTCCGCCTGGATATCGGCGTGCTGGAAACTGGCATCACCGAAGAAATGTATTTAGAGATGGAACGGCTGATTGCTGACGCCAAGCCTGCCAGCCGCCATCTGATCGGGCTGACTATCACCCAGGACATTAAAGGCGATGTTTACATTGGCGCGGCGCAATACCTTGGCGAACTGCTGACCGTTTACCCCGCATAAGAGGACGCTATGAGCACATTTAAATCCGTTGTCACCACGCTCGGGCAGTCGCGCATTGCGGCAGCCATTGCGGCGGGAACTGACATCAACATTACGCAGCTTGCCGTCGGTGACGGCAACGGCAAGGCGACCACCCCCGTCGCCACGCAGACCAAACTGGTTAAAGAGGTGTACCGCACGCCGCTCAATTCCTTAAAGCTGGATCCGACTCATGGTAACTGGGTGATTGCTGAGGCGGTGATTTCTGCGAGCGTCGGCGGCTTCTGGATGCGTGAAATGGGGCTGTTTGCCGACGATGGCGCACTGATTGCCGCCTGCAACATGGCGGACACGTACAAGCCGACTTTGGCAGAAGGTTCAGGTCGCACGCAGACGTTGCGGATGGTGATTGCCGTCAGTAACACCGAGGCTATCAGCCTGCTGATCGACGACTCGGTGATTATGGCGACTGAACAGTATGTGAATGACCTGCTGGCGGCGCATGAAAAATCCCGTAACCATCCCGACGGTACGCTGACAGCAAAAGGTTTTGTGCAGCTTAACAGCTCGGTCAGCAGTACCAGCGAAACGCTGGCGGCGACGCCAAAGGCGGTGAAGACCGCCAATGACAATGCCAACACCCGCGTCCCTTCCACCCGCAAAGTAAATAACAAAGCGCTGAGTGCTGATATCACTTTGTCGGCGGCGGACGTCGGCGCGGTCAGTAATATTCTGGTGAACGTCGATAACGCCACGGTGAAGAAAATTTATGACCCGTCGATTGTTGCACTGACCGGCGGCGTCACCCTGGCGGGCTTTTTTGATGATCACCCTTTGGGCGCGACCTTTCAGGCGGCGGATACGCTGATGACCTATCGCCGCTGGTATGACGCGGGGGCGGCGTTGACCCAATATCTTCACTGCACAAGCGGCACAATTTACGTGCGCGTGGGGGTTGTCAGTAAAACGGATCCGACGGGATGGCAATGGCGTCAGACTGATGGTGTGCTGCCGTTCGGATGGCGCAAACTTTACGACACCGCCAACCCGCCGACGGCTTCTGAGGTGGGGGCGCTTCCTGTCGCGTCCGCTATTCTCGGCACCGCCAACATCAATACGTTTAATCTGGCAAAAATTGGCCTGTATGTGCAAAGCACCGGCGCGAATGCCACGGTAGCAAACGGCTATCCGGCAGGTTCGCAGGCGGCGGGCGTGCTGGAGGTGATCCCTGCGTCCTGGACGGGCGGTGTATTGCAGCGTTACACGGTGCAAAATACCGGCATGGTGTGGACGCGCGCGCTGAATGCGTCCTGGAATGGCAAAGACGGACCATGGCGCGACTGGGTGCAGGCCAGCGCCGCCGGTTCTGTCGCAGCAAACACTGCGCTCGGTGCCACTGACCTGAACACGGTGGGTTTTGGCCTGTCGGCGGTTCAGGCTGCTGTTTATCATCAGTCAGCCAACGCCTCCGCAACACCTGACAGGAATTATCCGGAAGCCAAGGCGGGCACGCTGTTTGTCACCGGCAGCGCCTACGGCTGTCAGCAGATGTATATCACTTTTGATACCTGTAACGTCTGGATGCGCGGACTTTCTACCAACTGGAACGGTAAGGATGGACCATGGCGCCCATGGGTCGCCGTATACGGCACCAACAATAAACCGACAGCCGCCGATGTAGGCGCGTGGACAGCAGCGCAAAGTGCCGCCAGTGAAAAGGCGCTGTCCGATGAAATTGCAACCGCCTTTAAAATCCGCACGAACCTAACCGCAGCCGATACCCCGAACACCCTGCGCGGCAGCGGCATGTTCGGGCATTACGGCGTGCCAGGCGTTGCTGCGGCGACCACGGCGAAAGGCTATCCGATGAACGGTTTTGTCGGGGTTATTTTCGTGACCTGGGGTCCGAATGCGACGCAGCAAATTGCCTTTAACAGTAACGGGCGGCAGTTCACCCGCTACGCAACCGGAGCGTGGAACGGCGTTGATGGTCCATGGTCTGCCTGGAATGAAATGTACGGTCAGGCAAACAAGCCGACAGCTGGTGACGTCGGTGCGTTGCCATCGGGTGGCACAGCCGTCGCAGCGTCAAAGCTTGCCACCGCACGCAAGATTGCCGGTGTGGCGTTTGATGGCACCAAAGACATTTCTCTGAATGCGGACAACGTTGGGGCTTTTCCCCGCGTTGGTGGTGATGTGAATGGGCGTGTGACGGCTAACTATTTACGCGGTATCAGCTCCGCCAATCCTGGTGAAGGCCAGGGAACCTATGTCGGGTGGAATGAGAGCGGCGGACAGGGCGAATCCAACTTTATTAACAACAAGGGCGGCGGCGTGGGTGGATTTGTTTTCCGCATCGTCAACCAGGCGAATTCAGCACAAACAGGATATGTCAGAATTTCCGGCACCGGCGACATTAGCGCGCAAGGTAACTTTTACACTGACGGTGGCGGGATTTATGAGATGGGGCAGCGCGTTTTCAGCCCCAACAACCGGCAGCCGGTCAATACCAATACCGCCAACCTCGGCGGCGGCTGGTGGCGATGCGGTGACACCGGCATGATTAAGCAGTGGGGCGTCGTCAATAAAGGGAGTCGCGGCTGGTCTACGGTGAATTTTCCCATTCCTTTCCCGAATACCTGCGTCAACGTTCAGGTAACGGCGATCAATGGCGGCGGCGGGACGTTCAACGACAACTTTGGTACGGCACAGATTATTAATAACATCGGTTTCACCTGCGGTCAGGACAGCGGCGGCAGTTACTGGGAAGCCACCGGCTGGTAAGGGGATAAAATGAGCAACTATTACAGCGCAATCACGTCAAGTCTTTATGTATACAGCCCGCTCACTAACGGCTTTTATCCGCGTGAACTGCGGGAAGTGTACGACGATGCGGGAAGTTGGCCTGATGATGGCATTGCGGTAAGTGATGTCGTTTACCGTGAATACCAAACCCTTCCCCCGCCGGAAGGGAAAGTGCGGGTTGCCGGCACTGCCGGGCTGCCAGCCTGGGCAGATATCCCCTCCCCGTCTGTGGCGGAACTGAAAGCCGAAGCCACCGCCACACTGTCAGCCCTGATGGCAAAGGCAAACGCGGCAATCGCGCCTTTACAGGATGCTGTCGATATTGACGATGTGACAGAGGCGGAACGGGCAAGCCTGACCGCCTGGAAAAAATACCGCATTGCCCTGAACCGGCTGGATTTATCAGCAGCGCCGGATATTGCCTGGCCTGCTTATCCTTTTTAATCATACTCCGATTAATTATGAGGAGTTAACTCATAAAAGGAGGGATTAGATGGTTATAGATACAGGCATGCGTGGCAATCCGATAAGTACAGATAATGAAGTTGGTAAGTCACATTCTAAAAAGGACATCTCGGCACAGATACATGATATTCAAGAGAAAATTTCAACTGTTCTCGAGCGTATTGCAGAGGGAGGCCTTTCAAAAGAAGAGCAAGCACTGCTGAAAGAGCAACTAGAGGCTCTTTATCAACAACTTGCGCAGTTATTGCAAAAACAAATGGAAGAAGGTGGTGATAAAAAGACATCCGTCTCGGGGGAAACGGATAAAAAAATATCCGTTACCCCAAAACTGACAAAGATTGATGTCTTCGCCTGACATGTTCTGAAGGTTTATTACCTCAGCCGTCTCCCTGTTATCGGCGGGGAGACGGCCACGTTGTGCCATTCCCCACACTCCCCTCCCGCCGTGCCTGATTGTCCCCAACACGCGATGATTGATTGGCTTATTAATCACAGGAAAAAACACCATGGCTGATTATCATCACGGTGTGCGCGTTGTTGAAATCAATGACGGCACCCGCGTTATTTCCACCGTTTCCACCGCCATCATCGGGATGGTCTGCACCGCAGAAGATGCTGACGCCGACGCGTTCCCGCTCGATACGCCGGTGCTTATCACCAACGTACTGACCGCCGCAGGCAAGGCCGGTAAAACCGGCACGCTGCGTTCATCCCTGATGGCAATCGCCAACCAGGCAAAACCGGTTGTCGTCGTTGTTCGTGTCGCAGAGGGCGAAACCGACGCGGAAACCACCTCAAACATCATCGGCGGTTCGGACGAAACCGGCATGTATACCGGGATGAAAGCTCTGCTGTCTGCGCAAACTGAACTCGGCGTAAAGCCGCGCATTCTCGGCGTGCCGGGGCTTGATAATCAGGAGGTCGCCACGGCGCTCGCTGCCGTCTGTCAGCAGCTGCGCGCCTTTGGCTACGTCAGCGCGTATGGCTGCAAAACCGTGTCCGATGCCATCAAGTACCGCGACAATTTCAGCCAGCGTGAGCTGATGGTTGTCTGGCCTGATTTCGTGTACTGGAACACCACCACCAATGCCAGCGATATCGCGCCCGCCACCGCTTACGCGCTCGGCCTGCGTGCCAAAATCGACGCAGAAACCGGCTGGCATAAAACGCTTTCAAACGTCGGCATCAACGGCGTCACCGGCCTGTCTGCCAGCGTGTACTGGGATTTGCAGACCACCGGCACCGATGCCGACCTGCTGAATCAGGCGTGCGTGACCACGCTTATCCGCAAAGACGGCTTTAAGTTTTGGGGGCAGCGCACCTGCTCTGACGATCCGCTGTTCCTGTTTGAGAACTACACCCGCACCGCGCAGGT